AAAACTATATATCCAAATACTGAATTTCCTGTATTAGAAACAGAACCTTTATTTACAGTTCTAATGGGTATGTTAGGTTTAGGTGGTTTAAGGACCTATGAAAAAATAAAAGACAAAGCAAAATGATTTGTCCTCATTGTGTATTAGTGGTATTAAGTTTAATTTATTTAACTTTTAGATAATGGCAAGACAAGCAACTTTTGTTTTTAGAGAGAAAAAAAAGATAAAAAGAAAAGGTAGACATTCAAAAAAAGCATCTCTACTTAAAAATTCAAAGACCTACAAGAAGCTTTATAGAGGGCAAGGCAAATAATTTTTAGAAATTATGAACAATATTTTACATCTTAAAAAAATTCCCTCTAACTTTGGTGGGTTAGTGGGATATATGTCTAACTTAATAATTAATTATAAAATGGAAGATACCACTATCAGAGATTTATCTGACAAAATCATTAAAGATTTTGGCAAAACAATAAAAGAAAAAACAGATATTCTTTTACAACTTGATGCAATAATGTATACTAATTTAGGAATAGACTCAACTAAGGCTGAGAAAACTAAAGTTAAATCTGATAGTAGGTATATTTATAAACAAATTAAAAGTATGGATGAGCCTTTAGGTAAGTCTCTACTTTTTCAGATGGATGCGTAAAGTAACAAGAAGTAAACTAATAAAAAAGCTGGATAGAATTTTTAGCGAGTACATAAGAAAAAGAGATGCTGATAAAAATGGATTTGCTAAATGTATTTCATGTAATAAAAAACTACATTGGAAAGAAATGGATGCAGGACATTTTAGGTCAAGAAAATATATGGCAACTCGCTATGATGAACAGAATGTATTCAGTCAATGTAGGTACTGTAACAGATACAATCAAGGAAGTATATATGAATACAGTAGAGCTTTAGGTGTAGAGTTATCAGAAAAACTTTACATTAAAAGCCAAGAAACAAAAAAACATAGTATCTTTGAGTTACAAGAACTTATAGATTTTTATAAAAAGAAAATCATTGTTTGATGAAGTTTGGTTTTTTAATTGTTTGATTGGAGGGTGTAAAAACCCTCCTTTTTTTTATTAACATTTTTTCCCTATATTTGAAATATGGAAAATTTATATCAAAGATTAATAGAACTTGAATGGGAGAACAAAGAACTCCAGCAAGAAAACAAACTACTTAAACAACAACTTTATTATGGACAAGACTCAAATGTACATCATTAGACAATCTACGCTAAAAATGGCAGTAGACCTTGTAGTAGCTGACAAGGTAGAAATTAAAGACTTAACAAAAGTAGCTACAAAATTAGAACATCATGTAACACAGTAATTATGGAATTAAAATTAGAAGGTAAAATTCAAAAGATTGGTCAAGAAGAACAAATTAAAAACTTGACAAAAAGGAGTATGTTATTAACTACAAATGACAAATATCCTCAAACAGTACAATTAGACTTTATCAATGACAAAGTCAATCAACTAACAAATTTTAGTGATGGAGACCTTGTAAGTGTTTCTTTTAATGTTAGAGGAAACGAATACAAAGGAAAGTATTACACAAACCTACAAGGTTGGAAAATATCAGAAATGCTTGGAGAGGTTTCTAACTTACAGCAGAACCCATCTCGGCAACCTGTAGAGACAGGAGACTTACCATTTTAACTAACAGGGGGATTATTCCCCCTTTTTTTTTATGATAGTACAAGGAAAAGAAATACTTGATAAGATATTAGATTACAAGTATGGGAGGATTAAAAAAGGTCTCCCCATAGGTATTGAGGGAATAGATAACCACTATAGATACTTACAGAATAATTTTGTTCTTACTATAGGTCATGCCAATACAGGCAAGACTACTTTCATTATATATCTTTTTGTAGTTTGGGCGATTAAACACAACCTTAGATTTCTATTGTTTTCTTCTGAGAATACTCCAGAAAGTATTATGAGAAAAATAATAGAATTTAAAATGGGTCAGACTGTAGACAAAGCCTCAGAGATGAAAATAGGTAAGGCAATCTCTTGGGCAGAGAAACACTTTAAACTAATAGACAACTCAAGACTTTATAATTACAAAGACTTACTTAATGAAGCAAAAGCAATTAAAGATGCTTGGGATTATAATTGCATATTAATAGACCCTTACAACTCTCTTAAAAAAGAGCATACACTTGTAAAGGCAGTAGGTACTCATGAGTATGACTATGAGGTAGCTTCTGAGTTTAGGATGTTTGCTAAAAAGCAAAAGGTATCTGTATATTTAAATGTTCATGCAAACACTCAATCAATTAGACAGGTCCATCCCAAAGGTCATGAGTATGAAGGTTTAGCAACTCCTCTTAATGGAGCAAATATTGAAGGTGGCTCTAAGTGGGTCTCAAGGTCTGATGACATACTTTCAATACATAGGTATATTGCTCATCCTCAAGAGTGGATGTTTACTCAGCTCCATGTATTAAAAATAAAAGAAATTGAACTCAATGGTAGACCTACCAGCTTTGACAAACCTTTATGCTTTAAAATGGCAATAGACAATGTAGGTTTTCTATTTGAAGGCTTAGATATATTAAACGATAAACAACCCAAACAAATTAAGATATGATAACTACAGCACTTATACTTTTAATACTTTGTATAGTATTCTACATGATAGCTATGTATAAAAATGCTACTGTAGGCTTTGCTCCTATACTTGGTCTTATGGCAGGTGCTTTATTATCTTATACTGATTATGACAATGAAAGAGAATATACATTACAATGTTGTTTTTTTATAATTAGTATGACAGTACAATGGGAAGAAAAAAATGGTTAGCTGAGGTAGCGAAACATCATAATGAGTGGGTTACTATAGTTAAATCATTTGGAGAAAATAGTTACCATGAGGATATAGTTCAGCAGAGCTATTTGGCTTTGTATAAATATTCTAATAAGAAAAAAGTTTTAAATAATGGTAAAGTTAATAAAGCGTATATTTGGATTGTTCTTAGGAGTATGTTCCTACAGTTTGTCAATGCTAAAAACAAAGTACACAAAATTAGTATTGATGACCAGCAGGTGTTCCTCCAAATACCAAACATTGATGAGATGGATGCGGAAATAAACTATCATAATTTTACACAAAAGATAGATAAATATATAGAAGGATGGAGATGGTATGATAGACAGCTATTTAAAATATATAGAGACACTCCAATGAGTATTAGAAAGATTGCAGACAAAACTAAAATAAGTTGGGTCAGTATTTTCCACACCTTAAAAAAATGTAAAGCAGAACTAAAAGAAATATTTAAAGATGAGTACAAAGAATACAAAAGAAGAAATTCCGACTGACAAAAGAACAAAAGCCTTCAAGACTTGGAAAGCTAATCATGAGAAACAAAGTAAGGGTCTTGGAGATACTGTAGAGAAAATAACAAAAGCTACAGGTATAAAAAAGGTAGTAGAGAAGTTTACACCAGAGGGAAAAGATTGCGGATGCGATAGTAGAAAAAAATCTTTAAATAAGATATTTCCATATCAAAAACCTGAATGTCTGACAGAAGATGAATTTAATTATCTTTATGACTATTTCGATAGACAAATAAATGCAATAACTCCTGAGGTACAAAGAAGAATGGTAGAAATAAACAACAGAGTATTTGGAGAGAAGGTACAGATAACAGCTTGTGGTTCATGCTTTCTAAATAATGTACACAAGAAACTTGAAAAAGTATTAAATCAATACTTGTGAGTTTAATAAGAAATAGGAACCAAGTAAAACAAGTAATTGATTTTACAGGAGTGCAAAATGGTAAGATGCACCCAAGTGATATAGATTTTGTTTTGGAATTTGACAATAAAGTTTTGATTCTGGGAGAAGTTAAAAGACAATTTAACAGGATACCTACAGGACAAAAATTAATACTTGAAAGAATAGTAGATAGCTGGAATGGCTATGGTATAGCAATAAAAGTAGAACATAATTTTAAAGATGATACAGTAAATATTCCTCTTGAAGAATGTAAGGTAACAGCTTGGTATCATAAAAATAATTGGCAATATCCAAAAAAAAAATATGATTTTGTATATTTTATAAATAGATTAGGGGTAAAATGGAAGTGTCATAAATGCAAATTTTAATGGAAAAAGAAACCTACATGAGAAAAAAGTTTGAAGCTATTGAGGATTTAAAACTTCAATCTAATTTATTATATCTTCAAGAACAGATTTTAGAGTGGTCCAAACAGAAACCAGAAAATGAAACACTCAATAAATTCAGAGATGCTATTATTGAGATTACATTTATCACTAACAAGTTTGGACTTGAGAGATTAAGTTTTGCAGATACAGTAGATGACTACAGAAGTCAAAAAATAAGAGCAATAGAAAGAGCAAGAAAGGCAGAAAAAAGAGTAGATGAACTCCTTCAAGAAATTCAAAAACTTAAAACAAAAAATGAATTGGGTATCAAATAACACTTTAGGAATAAAAATAATATATATATATAAAAACAATTTTTTAGATGATTACTTTACTAAATAACCAACCTTACAGAACAGAAGAAATACTTGGCTACATGATGGATGATGAGTTCTACTATGGAGTCTTAGCAACAAATGCTCTTGGTAGTTCATTCCTTAGAAATTTATTAGATAGTCCAAACACTTTATTAGAATATCTTAAAAAACCAAAGAAAGAAACAGATGCTCTAAGAATAGGTAGACTTACTCATGAGTGTTTTTTAGAACCTGATAAATTCTATAAAAAGATTTATGTAGAGGCTGATAGAACAAATGCTAAAGTATATAAAGATGCAGTTGCAGAGCATGGAGCTGATAGAGTATTTAAACAAAAGGACAAAGACTATGTCGAATGGCTTATAAGAAAACTTGCAAACAATGAAACAATTCAGTCAATTATGAAAGATGCAGATGTAGAGGTTCCTATGATTAGAATGTTTGATGAGTTTGCTATAAGAGGCAAGGCTGATATTCTTACAAAAGATTGTATCTATGATTTAAAAACTACTATTGCTCCTGTTGAGAGTTTTGCTAAATGGGAGGTAGACAAAAAGAACTATGACCTACAGGCTTTCATATATTGTAGGTTGTTTAAAAAAGATAAGTTTAAATTTATTACCTTAAACAAAAACAACAGAGATGTAGGAATAGTTAATGTTCCTCCTGAGGTTTTATCCAGAGGAGAGACTAAGTTTAATCTTGCTCTTAAGGCTTACAAAGAGATGTTTTATAAAAAAACACTTGAAGAAACAGAATACATATTAGACCAATATATACTTGAGGTAGATGCTAAATGAACCGCAAAGCAAAAGAGTATTATTTAATAGCTCTTATAGACATACAAAATGGAAACCCAAAACAAAGAATGTTAGAAGTGCTTCAATACTATTCTGACTTAGAAGAGTACGAAGCCTGTCAAGGAATTAAAAAAGCAATAGATGAAACATGGAACTAATAGAAATTAAAAAACTTGTTGAGAAACATACAAAAAGAAAACTTAATGTAAAAAGCAGAGAGCAGGATAATGTATACTGTAGAGCTCTGTATTGCAAACTTGCAAAGATACACACCAAAAATAGTTTGAGTAAGATAGGAGGGGTCATAAGCAGAGACCATGCAACAGTCCTTCATAACATTAAAATATTTGATGAGGTAATAGTAAATTATGAACTTGAGTATTTAAAGATATTCAACAGACTTGATAACATACTCTCAAACAAGACAGGACAAGTAGAAAAAATACTAAATCCTGACCTATACTACAGAAAGAAATATACAAGGTTACTCTTGGACCATAGAACTCTCTCCCATAATTATAGAGAACTAAAGAAAAGTTATGAGAGTTTTCTCCATGTAAAGTACCATGACAAAGAAGTATAAATAATTAAAAAAATGAAAAAAGAATGAAAATCAAAGAAAAAAAAAGAGATAAAATCTTAGATAAAATTATTGACCTTAGAAAAGAATATAAAAATAGTTTTGGTGATGGTCCTCTGAGGGTTATGAGTATGAATGAAAGAATGAAGTATGCATCTACTCAAGATGATTTGCCAAGAATACCTTCATATTATTTACATGACTTAGGTTCAAATATTTCAGATAAACAAAAAATAGATTATTTAGTAGGTTTGATTGAAAAAACTTATGATATAACTGACCAAGAACGAACTTTTTTAAAAACTTTAGGAGAATGAAAACACACAACAAATTAAAATTTAGTAGAAACGAAGAATTTGCATTTAAAAAAGGATATAAAGTTACTAAAGAGGGAGTTATGTATGGACTTAACGGACAAGTAATAACAAATACAGATACTTCTGGATATATTAGAGTAGGCACTAAAAGTAAAGGCAAATATATAACTATTTATGCCCATAGACTTCAGGCTTATCAAAAGTTTAGAAATAAAATATATGAATCAAATATATTAGTAAGACATCTTGATGGAAACAATAAAAATAATTCACATAATAATATAGTGCTTGGTACAAATAAAGATAATATGTTAGACCGACCAAAGGAAGAAAGAATAGCTCATGGAAGAAAAGCATCTATTCAAACAAAAAAATATGACAAAGATGAAGTAAAAAGATTTTACGATAAATGCAAATCATATAAAGAAACAAAGGAAAAATTTAATATTAGTAGTTCAGGAACTTTACATTATGTTTTAAACAAGGCTAAAATGTAAACTTAACAAACAACTATTTTTTTTATTATATATTTGATTAATCAAGTTTTTTCAAGATGAAACATGGCGGTAAAAGACAAGGAGCAGGTAGAAAATCTAAATCAGATGAGGTCTCACTTATTGAAAAACTTACTCCATTAGAACCCTATGCTTTAGAAGCTCTGGCAAAAGGAGTCAAGGAAGGGGACTTTAAATTTGTACAGCTCTACCTAAATTACTATGCAGGTAAACCTGTAGAGAATAAGAACATACAACTTACAGAAGATATTCCAATATTTGTAGATTGAAGAAAGTTTTAGATGTTTGTTGTGGACCTAAGGGAATGTGGTTTGATAAAAAAGATAACAGAGCATTATTTATGGATATAAGAAAAAAAGATTATATTATTAAACCCAATGCTGCTTATCCAAAAGGAACTTTGCTAAAAATCTCCCCAGACATAATTGGAAATTTTACAAATATTAAAGAGCCAAATAATTCTTTTTGGCACATTGTATTTGACCCTCCACACATACTTCAAAAAAAACCAAATGCACTTATAACTAAGCAGTATGGAAATCTAAATGAAAATTGGAGAGAAATGTTAAGACAAGGTTTTAAAGAATGTTTTAGGGTATTAAAACCAAATGGTACTTTAATATTTAAATGGAATGAATGTAGTATACCTATAAAAGATATATTAAAACTAACAGACCAAAAACCTTTGTATGGTCATAAGAGTGGTAAAAAGATGAATACTCATTGGATTGCTTTTATTAAAGAATGATTCCAAAGAAAACTACAGCAGTAAATAAACTCAGAGAGTTAAAACAAAGAATAAAAATTATCAGAGGGGGGACCTCAGCAGGAAAGACTATAGGTATACTTCTTATTCTAATAAATGATGCCATTAGGAACAAAGGAAAAGAAATAAGTGTAGTAGCTTCTACTATACCAAGTTTAAGGAGAGGCTCTCTAAAAGACTTTCTCAGTATCATGCAGGGTCTTGGTAGGTTTGATGAGAGTAAGTTCAACAGAAGCCTTCTAAAGTACACTTTCAGTAATGGTAGCTATATAGAGTTTTTTTCAACAGATATGCCTGAGAAACTCAAAGGAGCAAGAAGGACAGACCTATTTATGAATGAGTGTAACAACTGTAGCTTTAGTAGCTATCAAGAATTAGCTGTAAGAACCTCTGGAGATATATGGCTTGACTACAATCCTGTTAATAGGTTTTGGGTAGACAAGGAACTGATAGGTCAGCCTGATACAGATTATATTACTCTTACCTATAGAGATAATGAAAACTTATCTGAGGCAATAGTCAAGGAGCTGGAGAAAGCAAGAGTAAAAGCTAAGACCTCAACTTTTTGGAAAAACTATTGTCGAGTTTATTTGGATGGTCTTACAGGAAGTCTTGAGGGAGCTTGTATATCTGATTGGAAAGAAATAGATAATATACCTGTAGAGGCTAAATTACTTAGTTATGGCATGGATTTTGGATATAGTGTAGACCCAACAACCTTAATTGCACTCTATAAGTGGAATGATGCTTACATATTTGATGAGGTCCTGTATAAGACAGGAATGTTAAATAGAGATATAAGCAGGTATCTAAATCAGCACAATATCAAAGAAAACATAATAGCAGACTCAGCAGAACCAAAGAGTATATCTGAACTTTCTCAGTATGGTCATAATATCTTTCCTTGTACTAAAGGTAGAGACTCTGTAATCTATGGTATCAATCTTATAAATCAGAATGAAATATATGTAACTCAAAGAAGTAAG